TAATATCAGCAGGAAAAGCAAAGTAAGTACAGATATCTTCTACATTATAAATATCCGGTACACTTTCCTCCTTCTCCCATTGAGCAATTAGGTAGCGACTATAGCCTAGTTTAGCTGCTAACTTTTCTTGTGACAACTTCCTTTCCTTACGTTTTTGCTTTAGCAAGAAAGCAAACCTACTTGCTTGTCTTGGATTTAATTTATCATTCATCATCCACCTCGATCTTTACGACAGCTCTACCATTTGGATTTCTTCTTTGCGTGGATGCAAAAGTGTAATACTTTAACATCCTTTCAGCAATACCTGTTTCTTTACTGATTTCCGCAAGAGTTCCCAATGTTATGAACACGTCGCCTTGATATAACGCGTATTCACTCATGTTCCATCTCCTCAATCAGCCAATCAAGGTTCTTGCGTGCTTTCTTCAGGTCTTCAAGACCGTTTTTCTTTTGGTGTCTTAGTAGGTATTTCAAACTATTACCTAAAAAGAAGCCTTTCAGCTGTTCTGGGGGCATGAAGTTCCTTAAAGCATCGATTGACTCCATGCCGTACCGCCCTTGATAGTGGCTTGGTTTGTTTACGTTGTCAATTTGTTCTGGTTTCATTGTTCAACCTCACTAACTCTCTAATGCACAAATTCGTTGACCAGGTCACGGATAAAGAACTTCCAGTCAGATTCTCTAAAAGTCAAGAAACGATCTGTAGTAAGATTTCTAAGTTTTTTATAGAAAAGCATCTTTAGTTGAATTGACTCACCGACACTCAGTAAGGTACCAGGAAAGCGATGTACTGAAACCACTCTATTCCCGTATCCAGAAATATCTAATTGTATTATTGTTTCTGGATAAAAACGCCCAACTTTAGCTTCAACTCCGAGCTCAACTTTGACCTCTTCCACAATTGGAACTTCGTTTAAAATTGGTCGTGCAGGAAATAATGGCGACGAGACTTTTTGCCTTTTTCCTGAATATGGGTATCTTTTAGGTTTCATTGTTTATCCCCTTCTTTATTCTCTAAAACGGCATCTTGTATAAAAGTATTACCGATTTTATAGTGCTTGTATTCCTCAACTGTTACTTCAAATGTTTCTTCAACGTGCTTATTTCCTACATGTCCAGAAACGACCAGAATGTATTTTCTTTTGGTTCTTGTTGGCACAAGTACCGAAGTTTTACCATTCATAAAATGTACTTATCTACCACTGTCCCACTCGAAATCTGGTGACATGCTACGAGTAAGGATGCAAGTAAAACAACACATAAGATTTTAAAGTATCTCACTCCTTCTCCTCCAAAAGCTCTGGATTTTCGTAGATATTGCCGATGATTTCATTTTCTTCAATTTCAGTCCATAAACATACTGCGTCACTGCCCGTATCAATTACCCAAGAACCCTCAAGCTGCTTAACAATCCCTATAAATTCCTTGTCATACTCATAAAAACCGCCCACTTCGTCAGCTCTTCCAACAAATCTAGTGGTTTTAACAACGTCACCTTCAAAGATTTCTTGATTAGTTATATCTCTGATGCCAGTTGATTGCATGAGGTTAAGGTCATTGTTCACAATCCATTCACCAGCAACAGAGTCCTCATCAATAATCCAGATATCGCCATTTCCAACCATCACTTCGTCCGGTTGATACATACGACTTAACGAGCCACCATCATATGCTCTAAATTTTGGTATCATAACCTCACCTCGTCTATATCAATTCCTTCACAATCAAACACCCAGCCGAGGCCAGCTTCTTCTAGTTCTTTTTGAGTACCTTTATAATTCCTAGCTGTTATATCTTGACTAAAATAAAGAGTACTCCCTGATTGCGATTTGACCAAAGGCTGCCTATTTTTTAAAGTCACCAAATACCGCTTCTCTTCCTCGACCTCGTAGCCATCAAGCCATGCTCTAGCTACTAAATCAAATGGTCTTTCTTGCATAAACCATTTTCTAACTTCATCGTTCGTGAAATCAAATTCGAATAATTCTACCACGTCTTTACAAGCTTTTCTAGCTTCCTCAATCCATTCAGCCACAAACCGCGGAACTTTGACTTTTTCACGTTCAACCATACCCTCAATTTTACCTTGCTCGTAGCCCTCTCGCCATTTTGCACGGCTAAAATCCTGTTCAAATTCGCTCATGATAGCCTTTAACCAAACCTCTCTATCATGCAATGGCAATTCTCGCAATCGTGCTAGTATGTTCTTTACGTAGCGTGGAGCTTCATCTGCGTAACCTATTTCGGATTCGTCTAGTTGTTTCAAGTCTTCTAGAAAAATTTGACGAGCTAGCTCTGCTCCTTCAGCATCCCATACACCCTCAAGTTTTTTATACTTCTCAATTAATCGCTGTACATTCATCTTAGTTTCCTCTATAAATCAAATAAACTGCAATAACTACCTGAGCCATGCTTGGCGAATAGCCAACCCAATCATCAAACTCCTTAGATTTTGGCAACCAACCCTTAGTAGCTCCCAAATCATAGTCTGTAGGCTTTTCATCAGCAAAGATGCATTCCATCGCTCCCATAAACGTCATACCATCTTCTGCCATTTCCCAAAAATAGTCCGCCCGGTCTTTCACCACTTGTGGTAAATCTTGCTGGGGAGGTTGCGGCTTCCCGTCTTCTACCGTCCAGTTGTATACTGCATTAACTTTTTGCTTTAACTCTTCCATCATCTTCCAACTCCTCCGCTTTCCGTCTTAATTCTTTATTCTTTTTCTTCAACAAATCGCGCTCCAGCGCTCTAATCCGTCTCTTGCGTGCATCACACGGCTTCGAATACTCGATTATCTTCTCTTCGTTTTGCTCGATTGTGCGTTTCAGTCCATCAATGACTGTTCGTTTATCATAATTCATCTTCTAAAAATCTTTCAATAGCTTCTCTGTAGGAGACTTCCACCAGACCGTCTAAGTCGTTCAGGGCTTCAATATAGTCTGGACGCCCTTGTCCATACTGCTCTTTCAAAAATTCAACAAAGAGATGAATTTCCTGATAGGTTACTCCAACCATATTTCTTACCTCCCACTAAAAATGTAACGTTATTGATCATCTTTCTTTTCCTTTCTTGCTGCACGTTCCCCGACTAAATAGCCGAGAAATAACCACAGAATAGCCATTCCAAATTCTTTAATAAGTTCAATCATTTTTTTCTCCTCCTGAAAAAGTCGCTAAATAGTAACAATCCTTCGAACCGTAGTCAAACCGTGTCGTCCGCTGACCAATGTGCTTCTGAAATCTTGGATGAGTGATAGCCGAGAAAGCCCACTGATGATCTTCCATCTGTTCAATGAGATCATCGACATTGTCAAACGTTCCAAGGTAAAACTTGCAGTGCCCGTTGTAGACGAAGTAAAGCTCTAACATCACTCCACCTCAACGGGATAAAAATTCTCAAAGGAACCCCTCAAAGCCTTACCAACCTGTAAGGCTGCCGCCCTAGAAACAAACCGCATGGCTTTCTTCTCCTCAGAACACGAAATATCCAAGCCAGTCACACTGATAATTGCAGACCTTAGAAACGGCTTATCCTCTCTTGTCCCATGCTTTAAAATAAACATCAGCCACCCCTATTCTAAAAATATTGCTTTCGCTTGTTTGTCAAATCATTGAAAACCATCAAATGGTCTTTATCCACACCCTTCATCAGTCTGGACATAAAGGGTCTGCCATATCTTTTCTGAATATCAGCAGAAGTCAAATTGGTGGTAATGATTGTATTTGAACGCTTATTCAGGATATTGTAGAGAATAGTAAACGACCATTCGCTATCCTTTTCCATTCCCAAATCATCCAAAACCAAGAACTTAGCATTGGCAATTTTATTGACCAGAAACTCCTCCTGACTAAAATCAGCTTTAATCTTCATCAACAAGTCCGTCACGTTGATGAAGATAGCAATCTCTTTCGTGTACTCAGATAGAGCCTTAACCATAGCAAAAGCCAAATGGCTCTTACCTGTTCCAGCTTCTCCTTGTAACACGATGTTGTTCCTAGCACCCTCAGACCACTCACGACAAATCCTCTTTGCAAAAGCTAGCTTTTCCGCTTCTTTTTCGGTTGGTGTTTCAAAATTGTCCAAAGTAGCATTTTTCAAAACTTCATCATAAAGAGAGAACTTTTCAAGATAGTATTTCCTCTCTCGCTCATTCTCAGCATTAGCCAGTTCATTCACTCTTTCCTGATTTTCTTCATGAATCCGCTCAGATTCACACATGCGACATACAACACTCTCGGTCCTCAATATCTTTATCAAAGGGATGTTATGCTTTTCGCAGAACTCTTCTTGTTGTTCTGTATTCCTACGATAAGATAAGGCGATTTCCTCAAACACATTGTCTACCATACTAGCCGACCTCCGCATTCATGCCAGCTAGCCATTTCAGACAAGCAGGCAGTGACAGTAGAAAGAGGTTGTTTTATAAGCAAAGATTTCTTTTCGTCGCTTATCGGATAAAATTCATCTTCAAATTGCTCGATAAGTTCTAAAATCCCCATTCGTCCTTGACCTCCTGTTCTGATATTTCATTATTTTGTTGTCTTGAATGATTGTAGTTTTTACCCTCTTTATATTTACGGTCGTCCTCATCCACTTGTTCAATCGATGTGAAGCCTTTCTTTTTCCAACTTTCAAGAATAGCTATTAGATAATTGAAACTAGGTTTGTGTGACCCTGAAGTTTTCTCGACTGCACGGTTCAACATATCAAAACTCATTCCATCAAGTCCTACATATTCAAGCAACTGTTGATGTGACTTATTAGTTAGATGGATTCCGCTATTTTTCAAATTTTCAGAGAGGCTGGAACTAATCATCACCTTATTATTATTTATCTCTATATCTTTATCTAATTCTTTATCTTTATCTAATTCTTTATCTAGTGCGTTACCGTCCGTTACTGTAACGTTACCTGTAACGTTACCAAGAGCAAGATTTTTCTGTTTTTTACGGTATTTTGCTACACGGTTGCGTGTCTGTTCCTTGATTTTCTCCATTCCGTCAACGTTTTGATGTTTTTCCCAATTTGGCAAGCTAATGATTCCATCAATAATCTCAATCATCCCGAACTGTTCAAAGACTCCAATAGCCATTCTTACTGTATTCAATGGTCTACGAAAAATAGTAGCTAACATTTCATCTGTATAGTGAACCTTATCAGTCATCATCAACAAACCATTACTGTTATGTTTTCCAGCAAGTGTCAAAATCTTAAACCATATCACTAAGATGGCATCGGGATCAGGCAAGGCGTCAATCAGACAAATCTTTTCATCGTCAAAAATATCCGTTGTGATTTTTATCCACTTAATTTCAGACATACCGAGCCCCCCACTTCCTGCGATTGGCACGATACTTCATCCGCATATCCTCATAGATGTGCCTGCCTTCCAGCTCCATTTTTTCAATCTTTAGCAGCTTATTTTTAAGGGTCACATAACGATAGTCCTTTGCTAGTTTTTCATAGTCGGTTAGGTATTCTTTGACTAGTAATAGATTTTTATAATCGTTTTCCCATATCGTAATAAAATGTCTTGAAGTTGATTCCCTTCCTTCCAGTTCTTTAACAATCATAATCAGGTTATCCAGCGATTCAATCAATTCTTCCATTTCCTGCCCTCCTCATTACAGAAGTCTGATTGCAGACTGTTTAGGTTCTGGCAAAGCTAATGGCTCAGGACGCAATCCTTGAGGCGGTTCGTTGTCGTAGGTAAAGCCCTTGAACGGACGACGAATATTCTTGCGGATTTCTTGACGTTCAGCTTCTCTACCACGTTCGTAAGCATGGTTATAGCCTTGAATAATCATAGACGCAAATTCTTGCTCTTCTCGTCTTTCTTCTTCCTTGCGTTGTTCCTGCAATTTGATATGACGGCAAGCCCCTGCAAATCCAAGCAGTAAGGCTCCAACCCCCATCAACTGGTCTAAAATCGGTGGTTCAAACATTTTTATCTCCTTATCCTCTTTTTGTGCTATAATATAGTCAAATAATTTTGCTAAGACCTTGTCCAGAAGCCTTTTAGTAAAGTTATTATATTTGATTAGAGAGCCATTCTTTGATGGCTCTTTTTGACCATTTCTTACCAGGTAATTCCTTTGGAAATCCCTTTAAGTAACGATAATTATCTGAAAATGTGGCATACTTAATTCCTAGAAAATCACAGGTAGTGTTCACATCCATCAACTCTGGATAGTGATCACTATCTTTCTCTATTTCGACTAGCCTTGTAATTGTGTCCTTGATAATAGATTTAATCCATTCAGACAGTGAAAGTAGAACATTGTCCATCTTCTTCCCCTTTCTAGACGTCATCAAATGAGTTTAATTTCATGATTTTCATCTTAGTGTTTGTGCTTGGCTCCCACGTCATCCAGTAGGCCAAGGCTGCATCTGCAAACTTTTTCGGTAGCAAATCATAGCGACTAATGTTGAAGTGGTCTTTGAAATCAATCTCAGCTTGTCTAAAGACTGACTGAGCGAAAGTCTTATCCGCATAAGCTGGACTATCAATACCACCTAAGCAAGCCACGACACGAGCTTTGCGCTTCTTCAGTAATGATTGAGCATAGCTAGGATGAATCGGTTGCTCACTCTTGAGGTAGTCAATATCTTCCAGCATAGTCGCTTGTTGCTCACGCAACTTCTTCTGTCCAGTAAACAGAGCGATGAAAGCATCTTCATCCAAGTCCTCTCGGATAAATCCGCCTTGTTTTCTAATAGCTGGCAAGACCTCTGATGTCACCCAACGCTTGAACTCCTTAGCTTGAGGCAACTTGCTTGATAAGATAAGAGAGTAGAGACCTGATTCGTTGATGACTGTCTGATTTCTCATCTGACCTGCCGTCGCGATTTGCGACGTTAGCTTATCATCTTCATCAACGTGTTTTGCCAGAGCATCTCTAGAATTTACATATCCAAGAATCTCTGCTATATCTTTCCCGACAAACCACGGTTCGTCATCAAACATCACTGTACGGACTTCCTGCCCATGAAAGTTAAAAATTTCGTTCATAGTATTCCTTTCTTCAATTTGTCGCACTTATGCGACTGTTTCGCTAAAAAAAATAGATAAAGCTTCGTCTTTTGAAAGACCGAGGGAAGAAACAATCAAGTTTACTTCTTGTATAGAGAAACTACCATTTTGTTTCATTTTTCTATAGAACGTACTCTTATCAATCCCAATATCTTTTGCTAAAGCCTCTTGAGTAGTATTGCGTTCGATAATTTTTCCTTTTAATTTCGATACATTTACCATATCTGCTCCTTTTCATTTGTCGCATTTACGCGACTTATTGTTTTAAGTATAACTGATAAAAAATGAAATGTCAATAAGAAAATCGCATTTTTGAAACTTTTTATATTGCATTTTTGCGACTAATGTTGTAAAATTATTGTGTAATATATAATAAGGGGTAAAAAAATGAATGTCGGAGAAAGAATAAAACAACGTCGAAAAGCGTTGAAAATGTCTGCGGACGAGCTTGCAGAAAGTGTAGGTGTCTCTCGTTCTACTATTTTTAGGTACGAAAAAGGAGATATTGAAAAAGTTGGACCTGAAGTATTAAAAAAAATCGCTGACAAATTAAATGTATCACCTGGAGACTTGATGGGATGGGAAGACAATCAACAAGAATTGAAAATCCCAACCTCCCCGTTGGTTCACAAAATTACTGAAAAGGTTGTCAAACTATCAACTCCGAGAAAACAAAAGGTTCTTAACTACGCTAACGAACAATTGAAAGAGCAAAATAATAAAGTAATCACAATTGAGGAAAAGCTTTTTGAATATCGTGTTTTTGAAAAACTTTCAGCTGGTACTGGATTCTCATACTTCAACGATGGGAACTATGACACTGTTTTTTACGACAAAGACCTAGACCACGATTTTGCTTCTTGGGTTTTCGGAGATTCCATGGAGCCTAAGTACATGAATGGAGAGGTCGTTCTCATCAAAGAAACAGGTTTTGACTACGATGGTGCCATTTATGCAGTTGACTGGGATGGTCAAACTTATATTAAAAAAGTCTATAAAGAAAAAGACGGTCTTAGACTCGTCTCTATCAATAACAAATATAAAGATAAATTCGCACCATTTGAAGAAGAGCCAAGGATTATTGGGAAAATAGTCGGAAACTTCATGCCAATTGAAAATTAAAAGGAGAAAGTTATGAAAATAGGAATGAGAAAACCAAGTCTGACCAGAAGTTTAAAAGCTAGAACTACTAGTAAATGGAAGAGACAGGCAAAAAAAGCCCTTATCCCTGGCTATGGTAAAAAAGGGATGGGATGGGTTAAAAATCCAAAGAAAGCTATGTATAATAAGGTTTATCATAAGACAACCTTTGGACTTTCGGATTTGTTCAAATCGTCCAAAAAGAGCAAGAAGAAAGTAGACACCAATAAACAACAATCTATTTTGTCATCTAGCGGTAAAAAGCAACACACTCCAAAAGAATATAAAGAAGCTGGACTTGTCTTTATGGTTTTAGGTGCTATATTCCTATTTTTATTTCCACCTCTCGGTTTCTTCTTGTTTATTACTGGTTTTATAACTTACATTATTGGTCGTTTAACTGCAAAGCGAGAGAAAAAGCAGAAAGTTGAAAATTACAGTCCACAGATTGATACAATTGTTTTCCGAGATAATTTTTTATTAATGGGAACAAATTATCATCAAGAAGAAGCTGAGATTGCAGCTGATTTTCTTTCCAAGGGTGTCCATTATTTTGGGAAAGATAATAAGAGTTTGAAATCTTATATGCTTGAAACATATAAACCTGTTTACAAATACAATAAATTGAAAACAGTAGACGTTCAACTATTACCAGAACCTTCAAATCCGCATGATAAAAATGCTGTCAAAGTTTTAGTGAATAATATCTTTGTTGGATACTTACCAGCTGTGATCGCATCACAAATTTCATCATACATAGCTAATCCAAATTACCGATACGATGCAATCCTTACTGGTAGAGGTGGACCATATAAAACCCTAAATATTGAAACCGAGAGAGTTGTTACTCGTAAAAAAGAATTAACGTATTATCTAGATTTAACAATATGGCGCCTAGCCCAAAAATAATAAAAAAGCTCCACAATCTCCCTCGCCAAAGTTTGATTGTGAAGCCCACCCTTATAAAAAAATCAGCCATTAAAAAGGCCTCTTTTCTATACCCTATTTTACACCATGAAAGGGGTGATGTCAATATTCTCAATGTTTAGACCTTGTCCAGAAGCCGATAAACAAGGAGAATACAATGAAATATAATAAAACAAAATACCCAAATATCTATTACTATGAGACTGCTAAAGGCAAGCGTTACTATGTCAGACGTTCTTTTTTCTTCCGAGGTAAAAAAAGAGAAAAAAGTAAAAGTGGTTTCACAACTCTCCCTCAAGCTCGTGCAGCCTTGGTAGAGCTTGAGCAACAAATCCAAGAACAAGAATTAGGTATCAATACGAATCTAACGCTTGATCAGTATTGGGATATCTATTCTGAAAAGAGATTGTCAACAGGGCGCTGGAATGACACTTCCTACTACCTCAATGACAATCTCTATAAGAACCATATCAAGTCAAAGTTTGGTTCTGCCCTGCTTAAAAATTTGGATAGAAATGAGTATGAACTCTTTATCGCTGAAAAGTTGCAAAACCATACCAGATACACTGTTCAAACCCTCAATTCCAGCTTCATGGCATTGCTGAATGATGCCGTGAAAAATGGTAATCTGCTCTCAAATCGCTTGAAAGGTGTTTTCATCGGCCAGAGTGATATCCCTGCTGCAAACAAGAAAGTGACTCTCAAAGAGTTCAAGACTTGGATAGCAAAGGCAGAAGAGATTATGCCAAAACAATTCTACGCTCTGACCTATCTGACAATTTTTGGATTGAGAAGAGGAGAAGTCTTTGGATTGCGTCCAATGGACATCACTCAGAACGACAGCGGACGGGCTATACTGCATCTTAGAGACAGTCGAAGCAACCAGACCTTAAAAGGGAAAGGAGGGCTTAAAACGAAGGATTCAGAGCGATATGTCTGCCTTGATGATATCGGAACAGACCTGATCTATTATCTGATAGCTGAAGCTTCTAAGATTAAGCGAAAGTTAGGAATTATCAAGGAACAGCACAAGGATTATATAACTATCAACGAGAAAGGTGGTCTCATCAATCCAAATCAGCTAAATAGAAACTTCAATCTAGTGAATGAAGCAACAGGATTGCATGTAACACCTCACATGATGCGCCACTTCTTCACGACTCAAAGCATTATTGCAGGGGTTCCGCTTGAACAATTAAGCCAGGCGCTGGGGCATACAAAGTTTTATATGACGGATCGTTACAATCAAGTAGAGGACGAACTTGCTGAAGCGACAACAGACCTATTTCTTAGTCATATTCGCTAAAAAAGTCCCCGCCAATTCCCCGACCAAAATCCGAAAAATACCGAAAAATATCGAAAAATTATTTTTAGAATAGTCCCCAAAAGCCTGAAATAAAGCTAAAAAACTCCACCTGATTGGGTGGAGTTAAGGGAGATTATTATGAAAAAGGTAAAATAAAATCTTATTAAATCAATGCTTTTGGAGGGTGCCCCCTCCAACTCCCCGACCTCTGGACAAGGTCTTTTTTTTTTTGAAAAAATTAAAAAAACTTCATCAAAACGCTTGACTTTCTCGGTGTACCGTGATATAATATAATCAAGATATACTTGAAAAGGCAATAGACAATATTCCTGAAACGGTAACTGCTATCGCAAGTCTAGTGACCGCAATAACGGTCGCAAGGCAAAACAAAAA